GTATGACATCAAAGTTCCTAATTGATTTAGGGAACGCTCTTGCGAAAAACCCTTTTGTACTCCTGCATATTGTAGCGAAGTAAGTCGAGCCATAGGATCAGTTCCGCCTAAAGTTCTTCCAAAATTCCTGGATAGTTCTACTCGCTGCTCTGATAATTGTCGTTGACGCTCCATAGCTGCTCTAGCTGGTTGAGTTTCTGCTAATCTTAATTCTCGTTCCTCTTTAGTACCTGAAAAAGCTCCAGTGATTCCCCCATAAGCGGCACCTAAGGCCCCTCCAACAAGAGTGCCAGCTGGGCCAAAAATAGAACCTCCTACAGCTCCCATAGCTCCGTATTTTAAAGCTCCGCCTAGAGCACCCATACCTCCAGCTAACTTCAATTCAGAACCAGGAGTGCCAGTTATAGCTGCTCCAGCAAAATCCCCAGCTCTGGATTTTGCCGCTATGTCGGATTGCTGCTGAGCGTTTATAGAACGTATATGTTGATAACCACCGTAAGCTAAATTCGCCGCTTCTGCCGCAAGCAAACCTACCTTTAAACCTTTAACTAATCTACCTGGGCCTCTAGGTCCACCGCCTTTACCTCCAGATCCTACGGAGTCTGACATCTCAGCCTCTTCGTTCACCTTTAGCCTAAGCTCGTTCAATTTCTTCTGTTCAAGTTCCCGTTTTTTAGCAGCTCTATCCTCAATAACTTCCCGCTTTTTTTGCTCCTTATCCATCTCTTTTGCTAAAGCTCTATAAGAATTTTCTCGTTCTTTAGCTACCTTAGCTTCAGCATTAGCACTCTTCTTTTGCTCATTTTCTCGCTTTGCCCATAATTGGCGCTCTTCCCTAGAAATACGCTTCTCTTCTGATTCTTTATCTTTCCAAGCTTTTCGCTCTTCTTTCTCGATCTTCTTACGCTCAACCTCTTTACTCTTGCTGGTTATAAGATCTTCTCTAGCAATACGCTTTTCGGCATTCTCTCTATCCTTCCACCAACGTACATTTTGACTTAGAGTTTTTTTCTCAGAACTTTCTTTCTCTCTCCAGGTTTGCTTTTCCTCACGCCGAATACGTTTTTCTTCAACTTCACGCTCACGCCACATTTGGCGCTCTTGACGTTGAGTTTTACGTTGATCTAAGTCTTGCTGTCTAGCTAATTTTTGAGCTGCCTTTTCGATCTCTTTCTGTTGACGTTGAGTACCTAATGTAGAAGTTGTCGATGTACTTTTACTTAAAGTATCTAACTCCCCTTTAGCTTTGCTAATAGCGTCTTTTAATTTTTGAGTGCCTAAACTTACTTCTAAAATTAACTGTTTTTTAATATCACTCATTATATTCTCCAGAATCAAACGTAGGGAAAGTCGTAGTGATTTTGTCAGGTAAATCTTCTACACGATCCATAAAAGCTTGATCTTTCAGCTTTCTTTTACTTTTTTGATCCTCTTCATATTCTAACATCTCTTGCACCATTTGTTCGTCGGTACGGTACTCTCCTGCCATTTCCTCTTTTAACCAGCGCTCGTAGTCATCCTCACCATCAGATACCATTTTATTGAGTACATTAGGATCTTCTTGTAGACGGTGCATATAGAAGAATGTCAAAAGCTCTTCTAGAGTAAACTCTAGAAGTCGCTCATCATTAGGAGTTGTTTTGAACTTAAGACAAAACCAAGTTATAAGAAAGCGCTCTAATCCAATAGTGGATGTAGTGTCTGCATTGACCATTAGATCTGCAGCTTTTACAAAGTTTAGAACGCCGTATTTAGTAGACATTCTGACTCCGTAAACTTAAGCTTCCTTTTCTTTAATTTTAGCTTGTTTAGCCGCTTTAATATCTTCTTTGGCTTTCTCTTGATTGCCCCAAACCTGATCTGACCATTCATTTTCAAAATTTACACAAGCTTTGCGAATCTCAAAAATCACATTAACGTCGTATAATTCAAGACCGAAATCTGATTTCTGCCACCACTCTGGAAAAGAAATTAAAGAGTAACGTAAGTCAGCTACAAGCTCATGTATGAACTTAGTATCTTCGTCAAGATTCTTTAAATCTTCATTAAGTCGAGCCGCTAGTTTAGCTGCTTGTGATTTTGCTTTAAGATTAGGACGCTTATAAGTGAATGTGCCGTCAAATTGCTGACCAGTATCAGAGCCTTTTACACTTAATGTGAAAGTATGCTCCATAGACGGAAGCACAGAAATACTCATATATTCTCCTTTTTATTGTATTATTGACAGCCTGAGCCGCCAATTCTATCATATCATAAGGATAGTCTTAGGAGAACAAAAAGTAAAGGGCTAGACTCTCGCCTAACCCCTTAAATGCTAGATCCTGTCTATTTAACCCTTCCGGTCAGGCTGTTAGCATTTTGTTTACGATCACCCCATTCCTGGGCACTAGAGGTGAGATTTTCTTGTGCCGTCAGGTTATAACTCTATAAGCCTATCATTTCAGCTTAGAGAGAGCCTTCATCATCCATTCTAATGCCTACAAAAGCTAGAGTAGTCTGTCCTAGTGATCTAGCATCAACATTAAAATCTTCTTGGGTGCATTTTACACGCTGTATTAACATAAGGGTAGCACCAGTAATATTGTCGATCAATTCAGCAGTTAATTCAGGCTGTGTAAGGATGTCTTGAAATCTAGGACGTATGCCTAGAGCTTGGGCAGACTTACCTGAAACTCGAAACTGAGTCGCACTAAAATTAACAGTATAACCAGTCTCAGCATATTCTTTAGGATCTAATTGATCTAGCACATCAACAGGTTGGTGTGTATGCGCTACTGTGTAATTTAAAGAATTGGCGAAAGCGACTTTTTGCCCTTGTACTTTAAATACAACCCTTGCGCCGGTAGAAGTTTGACTCATCTTATTCTCCTATTATGATTCGATAGCATCTTCTAGATCTTTGCCTTCTTCTTTAGAAGCCATTGCAACATCTAGAACTTTTTCAGCAGCAGGTGATACTTGAGCTGGAATTGCTATTTTGGCGGCAAGCTCCGCAGCGAGCTTGTTACTACCTAAAGCTATAGCTAGCTTGTCTTGTAATTTAGCGCTGATGGGGAGATTATTGTCCATCGCATCAGCGAGTTCAAGGGCATCTTTACGAGATCCCATCATAACTTCCATGTCTTTTTTATCTTTTGCACTTAATGCCATCTTGTCCTACCTTATGCGCTCTGACGAATATTATCTAGAGTAATTCGACTCAAGATAAAATCAACACCCTGAACAGGCGTAATAGTAATATCAATAAGAGCAGTATTGCCACTAAGACTCACCACTAAATCTTTAAATCCGAGTTTGTCGTTAGTATCGTCTCCAACAATAATATCTGCTCGTAAGAAGGAATCCATAATTGAAATCACAGTATTCTTAATCGCTTGTGCAGTACCAGTTGCAGCCTTATTACCTATGAAGATTGCTTCAAGTTGTTGCCGTAAATTATAAGCCACATAATCAGCTGCTTCAATTACAGACACTCGATTCCACACAAAGTTAGGATCAATTCCGTAAGTTGTGTTGTGAACTACTACTCGGAAACCACCGCTATCAGCTTCTTCAAGAGCCAAAAGACCTGCATCAATGGCCAAATCAATTTGGGTCTTAGCATTATAATCTTGATGTCTAATTGCATTAGCATTTACAAACTTAAATGTCGCAGGAGTACCTACTTCAGTTCCAGCTTGAATACCAGCTACCATGCAAGAAACTGCCCAAGGATCAAGGAACTTTAGATTTCCATCAGAGCCGAGAACTTCAACATCTTGAAAAGAGAATGAAGCTCTTTCATGATTGAGTGTAGATGCTGCTGTTTGCATCGAAGCAAAAGAACCCTTCTTAGAAACGTAGCAATTTCGCTCTGAACGATTCTTAGTATTTGAGGCTGTAATACAATGAGTCAAAGCTTGCAAATTAACTGCATCAACAGTAAAGGTAGAAGAAGAGTCAGTATCACCGCTAGAAATCAAAGCCGAGGCGTCTTGAGAAACTAGAGGTACGACTTCATTGCAACGAGATGATAGTAAGGCATCAAATCCCGATTGGAAATTACTATTACTAGATCCTCCACGAACGGCTCCACTTAAGAAGGTGGCTGCAATATTGGCAGGCAAACTTTCAACGTTAGCAATTTGAGAAAGTGTAATCAAAGAGGATTGACTATTAACAATGTCTAGCAGCTCACGTTGAGCACGTCGTAGAGTTTTAGAAGTTTTAATATCTAAACCAGTACTAATAAAATCTAATTGATCTGCTCCAGAAGCCTTAGCATTTTTCCATGAAGTAGAAGCTGTGTAAGAAACGTGGGAGTCTATAATATCGACTAAGTCTTGAACGGTTTTACCTGGAAGTGGAATGCTCAAGTTATCTGCTGGGAAACCAGGAGCATTAGTTACTAAAGTTCTTACGCCTGATACATTCTGGATGGTCAGTAAGCATACAGGATCTGTTCCAGTATATTGAAGCTGCAATATTGCGTCGTAAGGATTCTCAGTCAAAGTCTCCGTAAGTCCAGTCTTTTTAATAGTAAAAACTTTATTATTAGCTGTAGTCCCGTTCGCAATCGTTACATTAATTAGGTTTTCGTCTTCGCCCCAATTTGCTGATTTTGCAGTAAACATGTCCACAGCAGCTCCATTTTTTAAAGCCTTCTGTGCCTGTGTGCTAGCATTGGTTTTAAATACACGAATTAAGGAAGCTCCGTTTGGAACCCGATTATCACGAGCTGGGGCAACTAACAATCTGGCTGCGTCTACGATTGGTCCTGATTTATACTTGGCAATCAAAGCTGCTATATCTTCGCTAGTGAAAGTTTGTACACCATCTGATGATCCAGGCGCTCCACCAAGCGCTTCTCCAACTATAGCTATAACACCAGTAGCAGACAGTGGAAAACCACCTGTTAGGTTAACTTTAGTTTGTGAATAGGCTCCAGGTTTTGCAATGCTGGCACCATTAAAATTTACTCGAATAGCCATCGTTACTCCCTCTTATCAATATGATTTGAAGAGTTGTTCAAACTCTGATCTGGTTGTGCTCATTAATCCACTTGCTTCAGCAAACTGCCGCATGGGAGGTTTGTGGTGAGCCATAACCCGCTTTTCTTTTAAAAGGATTGCAAAGAAGACTTCAAATGTCATTTCTTCAGCAACTCCCTCTAAATCCACTTCCCTTAGATTATCAGCTTCTATTGCTTCTTTTTTTAGTTTCTTATTCATTGTATCCCCTGTAGTTTAACATAATGAGCATTAGGTTTTCAGGCTAGTCCTCTTTAGGGCTAGTTTGAGTTACAGACGTATCAGTAATACCGTCTGGAGCTTTTATTGTCAAATCGAAATTGTCGATTAAAACGACTTGGTCCTGATCCCAATCGAACTCAGTAATACAATTGACTTCCATAAAACGACTAAATACATTCTCACCCTGATATTCATCATTACGGTCAAAAACGCTACCAACACCGAAATCCAAATGAATACCTCGCTGTATTAAAGAACTCATTCTAGATTTTAAAATATAAGTGATTAAATAATACAGATATTTGGCAATATGTACATCATTTCGAGCATGAATACCTAAAGATATAGTCTCATCTAGGCGTATCATACGAC